TGACCCATTTGAACCACAACCAGGTCCCGATACTAAACCGAAGGCATTAGCCGAAAAGAAAAAAATTAAAAAATGAAATTCAAAAAGAAAGATTTAATATCTTTATTAGAAGATATTAACGAAATGCCAATGGATTTTGATTCGGAAGATAGACCGAACATAGATTTACAGAGAGCCCTTTCTACGGGGGATACTCCACTTAAAAAAGTTCCTTTACCTCAGTCGGGTGACGAACCAAACAAAAATTTCCAAGAATTATTAGCGTCTGAAAGATATAGACAAGTAGTTGCTCGATTAAGAGAACTTACGGGTTCTAATGTTAGATTAACAGATGATGAGAGTGGGATAATGCCGTTGGTACAAATGATGATGACTGCACATAATGAAATTGTACAAGCAGAAGAAAATCATAGACCGGAATTGATTGCGTTAGGTATTAGGTTGGCTGTTGATGAAATTCCTGTTTTAAGTAGAAAGGAAAAATCAACTTTAAGTGAGGGTGATAATGGTGGAATTGAATTCGATAATGGAATTTATAAAGTTTTTTATAGATTACCAGATGGTAGTAAAAAGTACAAAATACAATATGATGCAAAACTTGTCGGTCAAGGTCAAGTAAATCCTGAGGGTTTCAATCGAGAAATGCAACAACAACAAAATATTGACCCTGTTGATGTTGAAAAAGACTTAGCCACTGATTTGGAAAAAATGGATTTTGAAAGAGCTAAAAGAAGAATGATTAACGCGATGATTCAAGGTGTATCTAAAAAAGGTCACTATATGTATTCATACGTAGCTGATAAACTAGCCGAAATCACAGGTTCTAATAACATAGTTAATAACTATGGTATTTTAATGTCAATAAATGATACATTATACTGGCAATTGAGTGATAATCAAATGAAAGGTATGATGGGTGGTGCTGGTATGGGAGGAAAAGAACAAGTTAAACGTAGTACAACACCACCAACAGTTTATGTGGAAGCGGTAAATTTCCCAATTTTAGTACACGAATTAATTAAAGGTACATATGAGTTATTTGGTCTACAAGGAAGACCAAAAGATGATGAAGGTAAAGAAGACCCAAGATTTGCTGAAATTGAACAATCAGAAGATACGTTAGAAAAAGAGGTTTGGGATTTAAGATTAGGACCAGCAATTTATGATAGAATCAGACAACAATTTCCTGATGAAATTTTTGATGAAGAGGAATCATATTATCTTCAAAATTATCTAATCACTAGTATCTTTAGATTACCAGCAAAAGAATTCTTGGTATTTACAAAAGAAGTTGTTTCAGGTTCTCCTGAAGGTAAGAGATTGATGGGAGTACTACTTCAAGGTATTGGCCAAATGTTAAGAGACAAAGATTATAACGACGCAATTAATAGATTTAACCAAGAATTGGAACAAATCACAGATGAAACAGATGATGATGATTTAGGAAACTTCTTGGGTGGTCTTGGTATACGATTATCGGATGACGATGATGACGGACCACAGGGTCCCGCAGTATAAAAGTTCTAAGGGTGGTTTTTAACCACCCTTTTTCATATTTATATATATGAGTAATCAAAAAATAGAACAATTAAAAGAGTATGCTCGTATTATGAAGGATACACCGTATGCATTAAGAACATACCTTCAAACATATGACAACACACAAAAAAGATTTGTTCCGTTAGAACTCTTCCCAGACCAAATCCAATTATTAAAGGATTATGAAGAGTTTAATGAAAATATTACAAGAAAATATAGACAAGCGGGGGTAACCACGGTTACCGCAGCTTGGATTTCTAAAAAATTACAATTAGCAAAACCTGAGAATCCTGAAAGGGTTCTTGTTATTGCGAACAAAAAAGATACCGCGGTTGAAATGGCTAATAAAATTAGACATTTTTTAGACCAATGGCCTGATTGGATTAATGTTGGATTTTCACCTGATAAAAACTCAGAAAGTAGATTTAGATTAAATAACGGTTGTGAAGTAAAAGCGGTTGCAACATCTGCGGACGCGTTACGTGGTTACACTCCTACGATTCTTGTATTTGACGAAGCTGCATATATTGAAGCAGGTGATGATTTTTGGGCGGCATCTATGGCGTCACTATCTACAGGTGGTAAAATTATTCTTATTTCTACACCAAACGGTTTTGACCCAATTTATTATGGTGTTTATGACCAAGCTATTAGAGGTGTAAATGATTTTCATATTACTGACCTAAGATGGTTTAAAGACCCTCGTTATACAAAAGATTTGAGATGGGTCAAGTGTACTGATATTGTTCATTACATGTTAAATAGAGAACAATATAATGATGACGAAGTGGTGATGACCGATTTTGATATTGAGAACTATAAACAATACGAAGAAGAAGGTTTTAAACCTTTGTCTTATTGGTTTGAATCAATGTCTAAAAAATTCAAATTTGACAGAAGAAAAATTGCACAGGAATTAGAGTGTGACTTTCTTGGTTCAGGGGATGGTGTGATTCCAACAGAGATACAAGATAACATTGTTAAAAATATGTTGAGGGACCCAAAAGAAAAGTACATGCAAGGTACTTTTTGGCAATGGAAAGAACCTGTACAAGGTCACAAGTATATTATGGGAGTCGATGTTTCAAGAGGGGACAGTGAAGACTTCTCAGCAATTAGTATTGTTGATTTTGATGAAAGAGAACAAGTGGCCGAATATATTGGTAAAATACCACCAGATGACTTAGCTTCTGTTGCATATAAATGGGGAGTACTTTATGAAGCATTTATTGTAGTCGACATAACCGGTGGTATGGGTGTTGCAACATCAAGAAAATTACAAGAATTAAATTATAAAAATCTTTATATAGACGGAATCAATACCAAAAATATTTGGGAATATAATTCTAAAGCGTTAGAGAAGATTCCTGGTATTAACTTTAATAACAAAAGAACTCAAATTGTTGCAGCCTTTGAGGAACAATTAAGAAAAGGGTTTCAAGTTAGGTCCGCAAGATTAATGAATGAATTAAACACGTTTGTTTACATTAATGGTAGACCTGACCACATGAAAGGGGCTCACGATGATGCTATCATGAGTATGTCTATGGCGTTATATGTTGGTGATATATCATTTTCTCAGTTAACCAAAAACGAGAACGCTAATAAAGCAATGTTAGAATCTTGGACTTTGTCTGAAAGAACTTATGAACCAAATAAATCATTTTATTCATACGGAACAGCGTTTGACCAAATAGGTTCAATGTCCATGGATAACAACCCCAATATCCCAAGACATAATAACAATGCAACAAAAGAACAATACTCTCAGTACTCTTGGTTATTTGGTAAAAAAAGATAATCCTTTATTATAAAAATAAAATTAATTATATTCTCATAAACTATTTATATACATGGCGGAAAGTAATTTGACGGTATTTCAGAGATTAACAAAAATGTTTGGGTTTCCTGGTAAGGTAACCCCTGAGGAGGCTCCGTCTTTCAATTTTGATAAAGAACAAATACTAAAAACAAGTAGTAGGGAGGAATATGAAAAAGCGATGTTACAAGCTCAACAGAGCCAATATGTTGCTGATAAATGGACTAAGTTAGACCAATCACTTTATAACCAATCCGTTTACTACGAACCTAACAGACTATCTGCGTATTATGATTATGAATCAATGGAATTTACTCCTGAAATTTCCGCAGCTTTAGATATCTATGCTGAAGAATCAACAACATTATCTGAAAAGGGTGAAATATTAACCATATTTTCCGAGTCCACAAGAATCAAAAGCATTCTTGAAGATTTATTTATGAATAGATTGGATTTAAACACCAATCTCCAAATGTGGACTAGAGGTGTCTGTAAGTATGGTGACAATTTTGTTTATTTAAAAATAGACCCCGAAAGAGGTATTATTGGTTGTCAACAATTACCAAATATTGAAATTGAAAGATGGGAAGGTAAAGAGAGTAAAACACCCAACCAACAAAACGCAATGCAATTACCATCAAGGGAATTGAGATTTGTTTGGAAAAACAGAGAAATGGAATTCCAAGCTTGGGAAATCGCTCATTTTAGATTGTTAGGTGATGACAGAAAACTTCCATACGGAACGTCCATGTTGGATAAAATTAGAAGAATTTGGAAACAATTACTTTTAGCGGAAGACGCAATGTTGATTTATAGAACAACAAGAGCACCTGAAAGAAGAGTTTTCAAAATTTTTGTTGGTAATATGGATGACAAAGATATTGAATCTTATGTACAACGTGTTGCGAATAAATTTAAAAGAGATACTGTAGTAGACGCTAGAAATGGACAGGTTGATATGAGGTATAACCAAATGGCGGTAGACCAAGATTATTTTATACCTGTTCGTGACCCCGCACAAACCAATCCAATTGAAACTTTAGCGGGAGCACAAAACTTAGGTGAAATTGCGGATATTGAATATATTCAAAAGAAGATGTTAGCAGCACTTCGTATCCCTAAAGCGTTTTTAGGTTTTGAAGAAGTTGTTGGTGATGGTAAAACATTAGCTTTAATGGATATTCGTTTCGCGAGAACCATTAATAGAATTCAAAAGTCTTTAATTCAAGAATTAAATAAAATTGCATTAATACACCTTTATCTTCTTGGATTAGAGGACGAGTTAGATAACTTTACACTTTCACTTACAAACCCATCGGCACAATCTGATTTATTAAGAATTGAACAGTGGAAAGAAAAGATAACTCTTTACAAAGATGCAACATCAGACCAATCACAAATTGGTATTCTTCCTGTTTCACATACTTGGGCTAAGAAAAATATTCTTGGAATGAGCGATAGTGAAGTAATACTTGACTTACAACAACAAAGAATTGAAAGAGCTATAGGGTTTGAGTTGACAAATACACAGAACGTAATCAAAAGAAGTGGCGTATTTGATGACGTTGATTCTAAATATGGAGTTCCTGAGGAGGAAAGACAAGAAGGTGGTGACGCGGCTGCCGGTGGTGCTGGAGGTATGGATATGGGTGGAGGCGCTCCACCACCACCTCCACCAGCGGGAGGTGGAGAATCTCCATTGAGTGAGAGTAAAAAAAATAAAATATTAGATATGTTGGGTGACGGAGATAAATTAGAAGATTTATTTGACATGAATAAAGCTCAACAGAATATTTATGAAATAGAAAATAAACTAAAAGACTTTTTAAACGAATAACTAAAATGACAAACTTTGGTGAACTAAAAACAAAACTGTTAACTAAATTAACCGAATCTTACACTTCTAAAAACAAAAATGAAGTGAAAGATTTAGTAAAAAAATTAAAATCAAATAAATCTTTATCTGAAATGTACATGTTTTATGAAAACATAGAGAACTTGAACATACCATCAAAAGATAAAGCTAAATTATATGTTGAATCAATTGAACCTATTTTGATTGAAAAAATGAAATCTTTGAAAAAAGAAATGAAGGATTTCGGTAAATCTCTCAAAGATGTTGTCGTTGAATCAAATTCTTTATATAATGATTTGGATATACTGTCAGAGGAAACAAACATGCATAATGTTGCTTCTAAAATCGACGCTAGAGAAAATCTGATGTCTCACCTAATGACAGAAAAGAAAATAGATATTTCCGAAAAACCGTCAGTTCAAATTGAAAACAATTCTTTATTGAATGCGGTTTTGGTGAATAATTTTAACATTAAGTACGCCGATTTTTTAAATGAAGAACAAAAAGAAACGTTTAATAAAATAGTTTCTATGTCAAACGAGGATTTAATAAGTGAAATTAAATCTATAAAGAAAGAGTTGAATAATAAACTTGAGACTCTTTTAAAAGAATCAACTGAGGAATCTGTAACAAGTAAACTTAAAAATGTAAAATCCGAAGTTGATAAGTCAGATTTCTCAAGATATAACTACTACAAACTAATTGAATTGAAGAACGGACTAATTTGATTTTTCAGAATTAGTGAATAGTTGTTGTTTGTAAACAGCTTTACGTTTTTTACTTCTTCTTTCAACGGACGGTTTAGTATATTCTTGTTTCTCTCTTAATTTCTCCGTTTGTTTTGTTTTCTGAACCTTGAATTTGTATTTTTTAAGTGCAAATTCAAGGTTTTTTTCTTTACTGACATTTACAATTATCATAACGTTTTTTTGAAATATAATAAAAAAATTTTGATTTATTAAGTTTATTACTTATATTTTAAATACACCATAAAATATATAAGTATGATAAATTTAAATGAAAAAAGGAAAGTTTATTTCAATCGGTGTCTACAACAATGTTAAAATTGGTTACGGCACGGTTGATTATAAAAACTTAAAAACAGTTTATGTCCAATTAAATTCATGGACACAACCGTCTGTCGACGAACATGACTTCAATAAGTTGATATCAAAAACTAGAAAACAAATAAAAGAAAAGATTTATAATCTAAACACAGAATATTTTAAAAAAGAATCAATTGTTGATTTAGATATTAAAACAAGTGGGATAAAAACAAACAAAAGGTCTTTCATGGATTTGGAGATTACTTTGTATGTTGAAAAACATTTTGATGTTAGGTCTAAAGATGTAAAAAACATAGTTACCAACTTATCTGAAAATATAATAGATACCATTTTAGTTGATGAAACTTTATTTAATTTCTTCGAAAAGAAGAATTAATTAAGGATTCAGGGTATTTATTATAAAAAAGTTGGATGAAAATACTCGGACCAAACGAAACCGGTAAAGGAATACTAATTGAGTATGATGCCGGTTATATATCACCAAAAGAAAACCAAAAAGTTATATCTGAGATGAAAGATATTGATTTCTCAGATGATATAATTCTTTATGCTGTTTTACAAAAATATGATACCCCAAATAAAAATGGTAGAATCTACCCTGAAAATTTATTAAAAAGGGAAAACGAAAAATATCAAACATTAATAAAAAAAGGGAGTGCTTTAAATGAATTAAATCACCCAACATCGTCACTTATAGATTTAGATAGAGTTTCACATTCAATATTAGAAACTTGGTGGGATGGTAAAATATTAATGGGTAAGATTAAACTGTTTACATCTCCCGCCTGGAAAAAGATGGGTATCGTGAGCACTAAGGGGGACCAAGCCGCAATGTTATTAATGAACGGAGCAACACTTGGTATTTCGTCAAGAGGTGTTGGCTCATTAAAGAATGTTAAGGGTCAAAATATTGTTCAAGATGATTTTGAATTAGTTTGTTTTGATTTGGTGTCATCACCAAGTACTCCAGGTGCGTATGTATTCTCTGATTTAAATGACAGAGACCAATATCAAGAATCTATTGAAGAAAAACCAAAGGACACTGATAAGATGAAAAATCTTATGTCTAAGTTGGATAGTTTTTTAGGTAAATAAGAATTAATCACAGGTTATCATATTATAATCAGTATTTTTTTACATAATCGATATATTTATAGTTAAACAAATTAAATAAAATGAGCGAAAAATCCATTCTAGAACAAGCATTACTTCAAGTACAAACACTTGAAGAGGCAGGAAAGGCGAACGCAAAAGGTATACTTGCTTCTACCATGAAACAAGAACTAAGCGATTTGTTAAAAGAATCAATGGAAGATGAGGAGAAAAAGGATGTTGAAGAACAGCCATCTCCTAACGAAGACCCCGCAGATGATGTATCAGCCAATGCTGATGATGAAGAAGGGGACGATAACATGGGTGATGAAGATGATGATTCATCTGACGAACCAACCAAAGGAATCGACACAATGGATTCACCTGATGACGATGACATGGACTCTATGGATGACATGGACTCTATGGATGACATGGGTGATGATGATGTTGTTGATATGACAGGTGCTGATGAAGACGAAATTTTAAAAGTTTTCAAAGCTATGAGTCCTGAGGACGGTGTAATCGTTAAGAAAGATGATGATTTCATTGAATTGTCCGATGGTGATGATGAGTACATCATTAAATTAGGTGACGAAGACGAAATGGGTATGGAAGGTGACATGAATGAAATGTACGAAGACGGTATGTCAAGCCAAGAACCCGAACTTTCTGAAGAAGACGTTAAAATGGTTGAACCTATTGAAGGTTTTGACGGTGGAGACGAATTAGAGGAAACGGTTTACGAAATCGAACTTGATGATGTTGAAGAACCAACTGGTGATGAAGAACCAACTGGTGATGAAGAACCAACTGGTGATGAGTCGCTTGAAGAATATGTCGACGAGGATTACAACGAGGACATGATGGGTGATGAAGGAGGAATGGCTCCTGAAGGTGATGTTGGAGAATCTGCAAGAACCATGGGTTACGGTTACCACGGAGGTCTAAAAAGTAAAAATGTATTTAAGGCCGGTAACAAGAGAGAGGAAATCAACGAAGAAGTTAGTAAACTCAAAAAACAAAACGATGAATACAAGAAAGCTCTTGTATTATTCAAAGAAAAGTTGAATGAGGTTGCTGTCTTTAACGCCAACTTAGCTTATGCTACTCGTTTGTTTACTGAACACTCAACCACCAAACAAGAAAAGTTGAATATTTTAAAAAGATTCGATTCAATCTCAACCTTGAAAGAATCTAAGAACTTATATAGTTCTATAAAAACTGAATTGGAAACTAAAAAACCAGTAACCGAATCAGTGGTTGAAAAAATAACAACGTCACAAACATCTTCTTCTTCGAAAGTATTGTCGGAATCAAAAGCATATGAGAATCCACAATTCAAGAGAATGAAAGATTTAATGACAAAAATAAAATAAACTTAAAAATTAAAAATCAATACTAAAATGGGAGCATTATTAGAATCTGGTATGGTTGGTAACATTGGTCTTAAGCACCTACGTGTTATCAAAGAAGATACCATCAAAAAATGGGATGACTTAGGATTCCTTGAGGGTCTTAACGGTCACCAAAAAGACAACATCGCACAATTGTATGAAAACCAAGCTTCACACCTAATCAACGAAGCGGCTGTGGCTGATGCTTCAGGTTCATTTGAAACTGTAGTATTCCCTATCATCCGTCGTGTTTTCTCTAAATTGTTAGCGAACGACATCGTATCTGTACAAGCAATGAACTTACCTATCGGTAAATTGTTCTACTTCGTACCTAAAATCCAAGACAGAGACTCAGGAGCTCACCGTCAACCATTCGGTTTCCCTTCTGATGAAACTGACCCGGCTGCTGGTTACACCGGTAACAACTTGTATGACCGTTTCTACGAAGCGAGTGATTCAGTTGATTCTGGTTTGTTTGACTACTCAAAAGGTGCTTACACAACAATTACCGGTGTAACATCTGAATTCGTTACTTTCAGTAACGGTGTAGCTTCAACTCAATCAGCTATCGCTACAGGTAACTCAGTATCAAGTGTGATTGCTAAAATTACAGGTTTCACAACTTACGAAGGTGCTGGTAAACTTGCTGGCCCTAATGGTCATGTTATGGATACTGAAGAGTTCTTAGCATCATTAACTGTTTATACTTTATCAGGTCTTGATAGTTCATTATATACTCACTTAGGTGCTACTGCAGCCGCTAACATTCCTTTCAACGTAGTAACTCAAAAATACGGTAAAGGTATTGTTGAATACGGTTCTAAAGACAGTGGTAGAACAGGTAAATTTAATAACATTTGTGACGCTGAAGGAGTTATCTACTTATCTATCGACTTACAAAAGTATAACGGTACAACAACAGGTTTCACAGACTACACAGTCGCTGGTTCAAACTTAGCAGCAAGTGACATTAAGGTAAGTTGGAGAGAATACAGTTCATTAGAATTCGAAGAAGAAATCGGTGAAGTATCTTTCGACCTTGAGTCAGTAACAGTTTCTGTAACTGAAAGAAAATTGAGAGCTAGCTGGTCTCCTGAATTAGCACAAGACGTAAGTGCATTCCACAACATCGATGCTGAAGCTGAATTGACAGCTTTATTGTCTGAGCAAATCGCAGCAGAAATCGACCGTGAAATCCTTCGTGACCTTCGTAAAGGTGCGGCTTGGACAGCTAAGTGGGACTACAACGAATGGAGATACGGTAACGCCGGTTCATCATTCGCTGGTTACACTCAAAAAGATTGGAACCAAACATTGGTTACCAAAATTAACCAAATCTCAGCTCAAATCCACAAAACTACCTTAAGAGGTGGAGCTAACTGGATTGTTGTATCTTCTGAGGTATCTGCAGTATTTGATGACTTGGAGTACTTCCACGTTTCAAACGCAAACCCTGAGCAAGACCAATACAACATGGGTATCGAGAAAATCGGTTCATTAGCAGGTCGTTACCAAGTGTTCAGAGACCCATATTTACCAGCAGGTAAAATCATCATTGGACACAAAGGTAAATCATTGTTGGACGCTGGTTACATCTACGCACCATACGTTCCATTACAATTGACACCTACAATGTACAATCCATTCAACTTTACACCAATCAAAGGTATTATGACCAGATACGCTAAGAAAATGGTTAACAACCGTTACTTTGGTGTGGTAAACGTAAGTGGTTTGTCTACATTCAGTCTTGACACCTTGAGATAATATTAAAAAATCTCATAATAGAAAGGGGGACATTAGTCCCCCTTTTTTATTGCACAATTTTTTCGTATATTTGTGATATGGGTAAAATATCAAAAAAAGATATACAAAAAACCATTAATTCCAACGGACCATTTGATTACGAGAAATTAAGATTAGACGTATTAAAAGGTCTGATAGAAAGTAGGAATATTGAGTGTAAACAAACAAAAGACGAGATGATTAAACATCTTACTATGGATGACCAAGGTAAGTACATTAGACCAGTAACGTATCAAAAAGCCCCCGACGGTAAATTTATTGTTGGTATTGATATTGGTGATTCGGACAATTGTAGAGAGATAGGTAAATTAGTAGAAAAGGGTCTCGCTGAAAATCTTAGATTATATTACGATAACAGAGTGCATTTTATTTCAAACCAAAAATTAATATGAATTGGACCGAATATTTTTTAGGGTTATCCGAACAAGTTAAATTAAAGTCTAAAGACCAATCCACACAGATAGGTGCGGTAATTGTTGGGGAGGACAATGAGGTACTTTCTACGGGTTATAATTCATTTCCAAGGGGAATGGATGATTCTAAATTAGAACGTCAGGAAAGACCTGAAAAATACTTCTGGTTTGAACATGCGGAACGTAATGCAATTTATAACGCCGCTCGTGTAGGAACACCATTAAAAGGTTCCACAATATATCTTACGTCGGGATTACCATGTATGGACTGTGCTAGAGGTATAGTAAATAGTGGAATTAAAACTGTTTACTGTAAAGAGGTATGTACCACAAAAAATAAGGAGAAGTGGGATGAATCTCAAAAGAAATCCCTCCAACTCCTCCTTGAATGTGGGGTTGTTGTTAATTATTATTAATTACCAAGTTCTACAAGCCCAATATCTTGGTTTCCAACGTGGACCTGGATTATCACAATTGTGTCTAGCTCTAAATGATTTTCTTCTTTCGGGATTATTCTTTTTAATTTTCATTACTTTACCTTTTGCAGATTTACCACCAAACCCAAAATTTACTTTTACTACTTTTCCTTTATCATTCTTAACATAAACTTTAAATTTCTTAATATCACCCTGCATAATTTTTCCAAGTTGTACCTTTCTTCCCTGATATTCCGCCTCGTTTAAAAGGTCTGTGACTTCGTAATTAGTTTCTTCGATTGGTCCATATTCATTTTCATAAATGAATGTAATATCTTCATCCGATAAATCTAAATCACCACTCAAATATAATTCTTTA